ATATTGGATATGGTGAGCATTACAATCAGTATGCTGACAGATAATACAAGGATTAGAAGCTACCCATTTTAGGTACTTTTTGTCTTTGATTCTTAGTTCCTTGACCTCTGATAGTGTTACGCACTTTCGTGTAGCCATAATATATTGAAAGTCTAGCAAGACCTTCGTGAACTTTGTTAGATGCTTTACGTTCAGATAATTCAAACATATATGCTATCTCAATAATGCCATAGTTAAACCAACAAAATAACTTCATTATTTTTGCTGACTCTTTACCTATCTCATCATCACAATCTTTAACTGCAAGTGCAGCACCAATTGATGATGCTATAAAATCTGTATTGGAACCATCTATTCGTTCTTTAAGAACATTACCAGTACCACCACCCATAAGTTCACACATTAATCTATAACGTGAACCTGCCTCATACTGTTCCATAGATATGAGTTTTCGGTGGTACATATACATTAGTCTAGATTCTCTAATGTTTAACCATACTTTTTTCTTATCTCGTATGGTAGAGATTAACTCAGGTTTTTCTATTAGACGCATTCTGTATATTATAAGATTCTAATGCTTTATCAACAAAGGATTTGAAAGAAGCATTTCTATTATATAAACCAAAAAGACGATGAACTCTATTCCTTTTACAGGAATGGAGACGAGCAATAAGGCTCTTGCTCCCATACACTTGTGTAGGGTGCAATAGCCATGATAATAAAATAGATAAATTATATATTTTATATTGCCTACTACTTTTTATAGTAATTTTACCTTTTAACATATTAAGAGGTATGTTATAAGAATTACTAATAAACTTTTGAACATTAATAACCATAAGGAGATAATTATGTTGAAAATAATCGAGCATCATTCAGCTTCAGCTGGAAATACATTTTTGGATTGTCCACAAATTTGGATCATAGAAAAATTATATGGATTCAAAACAGAGGAAAATGCAAGAATAAAAATGGGTAATGCTGCTGAGGAGGCAGCTCATCATGCATTAATAAATCAAATCACTAATGAAAATAATATAGCAAAAGATGCTAAGATTCAATATGTAAACAAATATCAAGGTTTACAAACAGATGATGAATATGAATGGACAGCTAAAATAGCAAATACATTTGTTAAAGAATTAAAACAATATGGTAAATTAATTAATTATCAAAAAGAATATAATGGTAATTATGAAGGATTAAAATTACCTATAGTTGCAAAAACAGACTTTGAATTCAACGATTATATTGTTGATACCAAAGCAACTGCTAAAATTTGGAGATACAAACAAACTAAAGCAGAAGAAAAAAGAGGACAAAAGGGTAGAATTATGCCTACAAAACATCCTAAACTTGATCATTTAAGACAGCAATTTTTATATCGTGAACTATTCAATAAAGAATGTTTACTTTTATATGCATCTGCTTGGGATAATCATACTGCAGATTTAGGTGATCATATAGGACATTTAGAAGTATTAATTCAGACCTTCAAATCAATAGAACATATTTTAGAAATTGCTAATACAAAAGAAGATGTTGTTCGAATGTTTCCTTTGACCTTTGACAGCTGGAGATGGTCATGGTCGATAGGTGCTGAAGAATTTGCAAGAAAAGTATGGTCAGATGCATGGAAATAGGATATAAATCATGCAACGATTTGGACAAATAATAAAACAAATAAACAAGAGGAACAAAATGGAAACACAAACATTTGAATGCTCATTTAAACGTGCATTTGAAAAAGATAATGGTGGTGTAACTGTATACGTTACTAAAGATGATGGTACAGATATGACCATATATGGTGAGGCTTTAGGTACTTCAAGATGGCAATCAGGTGCCAGATTAAAGATAGCAGCACAACCAGTTAGAACAAGTAAGAATGGTAAACAATACCAAACTGCTAGTTCAATTGAATTACTTGATGGTGAAGTTGCAGTACCTAGTGGTAATATGGTAAGTCCACAAGGAGTTAAAACTGTTAGAGATTTAAGTGCTCAATGGAAAGAGAAATACAGATTAACTATGAGTAACTTATTAGCTGCAGCAATTCAGTCAGGTAAATTTACATCAGGTACTGTAACAAGTTCTAATGGTGATATGTGGTATACATTTGAAATGATTGATGATGCAGTACGTAAAATTCTACAAGCTAAAATGGATAGCGTAGAAGATTTACCTGCAGATGCACCATTTTAACAATTTCATATTATCTCCCTCGATAAGTGAAACGCTGGGTAGTCAATGATTACCCAGTGTAAAAATTGTAATAATTTAGCAATAATAAAAGTAAGCAAAGATTTTTATCTTTGTGCTGAATGCGAATTAAAAAGGATAAGATATCATGATAGAATTACTAATGTTACTATTTGTACCAGGAGAAGTAAATCCACAAAAATTAGGAATGCAATATATTCTAAAAGAAAAATTTGTTGATTATAAAACTTGTCAAGAATATGTAGAAGAAAATTTATATTTTAGAAAAGATAAAGATGTTGGTATTTTTTATAAAATAGATACTAAAGAGTATCAAGTTATGTTAACATATTGTAAACCTATAAAGGAAGATGAATGAATTGGAAAGATTTTTTACATTGGTACCCTATGACTATTGTTGTTCCTATAATATTAATCCTAATTTTATTAGGAGCATTTGGAATAATATGAAATGGATTACTTACAGTTTAAAGTAGAGTTAGAAATGATGGGTATTAGTACGTTTGAAAATGATGTATTAGTATTAAAATTATATAAACTATATTTAAAGGAGGATAAAAATGATTACAGAAAAGCGATTGGAAGATGCCTTAAAATTCCTATCGGAGACTGATGAACAAAACGCAGAAGCAAATGCTAATGTTAAGTATCTGGATAGATTACTTAAAAGAAAGAAAGCATTATATATCACTGGTGAACACAGTCTTAAAAGCATATCTGCCAAAGAACAAGCATTCTATGCAAGCGATACTTATAAGAATGCTGTTGAAGAACTATTTCAAGCAGAAGTTAAAGCAAGTACGCTTGAGAATAAGAGAGATAAAGAAGGTCTTATAATAGATCTGTTTAGAACTTTAGAAGCTAGTAGACGTAAAAATAATGTTGTATAAATTTAGAAGATGGGTCTATGTACCTTGTGTAACAGAAGTATTTATTGTTGCTGAATCAGATCAAGAAGCAATAAAATCTATGGAAAATATAGATCCTAAATCTTTATCTTTTGAGGAGTGTCCTATGACTCACTTAAGATCTACTTATGAAGTAGTAAAATCTGATGTCAAAAAGTCCTGAACTAAAATTGTTCAGGGCGATTATTACTCAAGCAATTGAGGATGCTATGTATAATGGATTACATAAATATAAAATTATTGATAAAAGAGAAGCTATTGCTTGGCTTACAAGTAATTCTAATGACTTTAAAATGATATGTCATTTTGCTGATATAAATTCAGAGTATGCATCTACTAAGTTTGCAAAAGCTATGAAACTTGATATATATAACTTAACTGATACACAACATAAAGTTATTCAGAATAGGTCAGATAGACCACATAAAGAGAAAAACTATAGATTAACATTTAATGACACATAAGGATATATTCAAAGATATGACATACGAATCACTTAATAAACAAGTAGATGGAACACATTATAAAAATATGAAAGTGCAACCTGCACATTTTATTAATGAAAATAAACTTCTATTTGCAGAAGGTAACGCAATAAAGTATATATGTAGGCATCATCTTAAAGGTAAAAAGAAAGATATAGAGAAGGCTATACATTACTTAGAAATGATATTAGAAAGAGATTACTCATGAGTCATTATAGTGATTTAAATAAAGAGAATAAAGAACTTAAAATCTATAGACCATTTGGTCCTTCAATTGGTCATTGTAAATTACCACAAGAACTCATTAATGATTTTAATAAAGACTGTGAACATATTATGGATCATGAAGTTAAGAAAAAAACTCATGATTTTTCTGATGAACTTGTTGGTAATGTTAAGCAAGAATTAGTTATCTCACCTGAAACATTTTCTAAATGGGGTGCTTACTTTGGTAAGTTAATGGATGCTTATATAGAAGCACATCCTGAGAACCACAAAGAATTACAGAAGATAATATTCAAATCTGGATGGTATGTTCGTACATTTGCTGGTGATTTTAACCCAGCTCATTATCATACTAATTGTCATGTGTCTTGTGTAGGTTATTTAAAACTACCTGATGACATTGAAGAAGAATGGAAGAAAGAAGATAATGATCATTATCCATCTGCTGGTGGTATTGAAATGCAATATGGACAAGTCCATTTGTTCTCAAATAATACTGTAAGGATTAGACCAAAGGTTGGTGATTATTATATCTTTCCTTGGTGGATGTACCACATGGTATATCCTTTTAGATCAAAGGGAGAACGTAGATCTTTTAGTTTTAATGTATATGGTAAACCAAAAGAAGATCCTAAACCTAGGGAACTAATTCTATAGAGTTATCTCTATTCTTTCTCTTATATCTTTTCTTACTTTTAATAATTCTGTATCTAAAGAGTCTTAACTGTCTAGCAATAGGGTTACGTTTCTTATTACGTTTCTGCACACTTCTTCTTTCCCCATTTCCAAGTTTGAGTAATAGATTTCTTTTCTTGTAGTTTATCGTTCTTACTATCTGTTTCTGTTACTCCTATTTCAACAGTAGTTTTGTCAGGACATACACTGTTACATCCAACTAAAAGAAGGAAGATTAAAAGTAAATATATCCTCATTTCAGTTCTTCTTATTCTTTACCTTCTTAAGAACCTTATTCATTTTTTTATGTAAAACTTTTTGATCTTGTTGGATCTTCATTACTTCAGATTTAAGATCCCAAGTAGCATGTAAGTTCCAACCAATAAGCGAAACTAAAGCTATCAAAGCAAGTCCTACAATTTTATCTTTTATATCCATTAGTTATAATTATATCCTGTTGAGGGTTGATTATCTAAAACTTCAAATAGTTTTTTATGTTGGTCCATAATTTCTTTATCTGAATCCATCATTTTATCTACTTGATCTTCTAGTTTTAAAACTTGTGCTTGAAGTGTATGTACTTTATCTTCATGTACTGCTTGGATAGTAGATAATTCAAATGTACGAGAAAGACTCCAACCAGCTAAAGCTAATAAAATTCCTACCAACATTGTCATTAATTTTTCTATCATTCTAATATCAATGAAGTAATTTTCTTCTCTCCCATATAGATTTCTATATTAGCTTTTGATTTAATACATTTATAAGTAACTCTATCGCTAGGTTTTTTATCTCTCATGGCAATTCTTTTTGCTTTAAGACATTGACTTAAACTAGGTTGAATACGATGTTCCTTAATTTCATGATCCCAAATTAATAAAAGTGCAAAAACTGTTTCTATCATTGATGATTACCATTCTTTCTAATTTTATCTTTTAATTTTTCAATATCTTCTAGAGCTTTTTCCATTTGCTTAGATAAAAATTCTATATTAACTTTATTGTGCATACCACCTTCTAATTGTTTAGTATGTTGTTCTATTTGTCCTGCCATGTGTTCTATTAACATAAATTGTTCTGAATCAGCTGGCAGAGAGCCAAGTTCGCCTCTCGGCCACTTGATTCTAAAATCAGTATTCTTTTCTAAATCGCTAGTCATAAGTTTGTAATTTGTTTCAATATTATTTAATCTTTCAATAATACCAAAATATGCCCATACACCTACAGCAACTGCTGCCAATATTGACAGTAAGTTACGCATAGGCATACTTATAGCTGTGTTATCTGATACTTTCATTTATGTTCCTTATCCCAGAAAGGCAGCATATGCCCAGAATTCTTATAACATTTAATACAAGCGTGTTCTTTGCTTGCAAAGGTAACGAATGCTTCTGTATTAATGATTTCTTTTTGGCACCATTTACATGGACCAACTATGTATTCTTTATTCTGGTTTTTTTTCCACTGTTTTTTTAGCATCTTTGATTTCTTCTTGAGCTTCATCTAAATCTTGAGCAGTATACTCAAGTTTCTGTAAAGATCTTTTAAGTGCTGCATCTTTAGATTTGCAAGCATCTTCTAATTCTGAAATCTGTGCTTTAAGAGTACGTACTTGTTCTTTGTACTCATTAATAATATCCTGGAAATCGGCTTTATCCATCTACTTAGGTTTACGCATTATATCAGCACCCTTTAAACCATAAATAGCTGAAACTATTCCTATAAATATAGCTTGATACCAATAAGGTAGCTGCTTAAAATATTCAAAAAACATATCTAATCTAGCACGTATCTCAGGATCGTCAGTGAAAATAGAGTACACCAATACAAGGATAGGCAAAGATACGAGAACAAGAACAAATTCGTCTTTCCAACCTTTATCATTACTCTCAATAACTTTCGCTTTATATTCAATTTCACCTCTTGCCATCTTCTCAGCGTGCATTGATTGTGCATCTGACATTAGCATCTTTGTTCTTTGTTTATTTTTGTAAATGTGTCCTGCTGTTTTAAGACCCATTGATAATATATTCAACCACATATTAATCCTTTCTTAAAGTATAGATAAAGCCTGTTCGACTACCTTGGTAGCGAATCCATTTATGTTTACTCCATCTTTTGTTCCATGCGTATACATGAATTCTAGCACTCCAGCGTTCTAAGATGCTGAAGAACCAGTCGGATATCCTTCCCATGCTCTATACATTCCTTCCACCAACAACTCATCGTTATAAGGTTGTTTTCCATTCTCCATACGAATAATTGATTTTACAAGTGGTAAGTAATGCTCGATACTGTTATCGAGTTTATCCATAGGATTTACGTTTATTTCTTTACACACAAAATCTATGTAAGCATTAGTATCATTTTCAGAGGGTGGTGCCCATCTGGATATAATGTCGTCTACGCTAGTTCTTTTGTGAGTAAATCTATATGTTAAAAGTATTTTCATTAAAGCTCTGATACCCATTACAGCTTCGTCAAAAATACAAAAAACTGGATCAGATTGCTCTGATGCCAGTCCATCCCATTCAGTACCAAGTTTGATATTGCCTGGGTTCTTATTTCTTATACCTCTAGGTAATTTTTCTGTTCCATCTGCCATTGTCTTTTAAAACCATTGGGATTAATTTAGGCAATCCATCAATGATAACTCCTGTTCCTATTACTGGTCTACACTTCTGAAGTTTATTATATTCAAAAGCTAAACTTTTCATGTTAATTAAACATCCAACTTGCATACCCCAAAGTAGTTCATTGGGATTACTCCAATAATCTATTTTGAACTGTGTGTGATAATGTCCTTGAACAGTACACATACCATATTGTTGTGCTACTTTTAGAACATCTTTATATTTACCATGGCAGAAGTAAATTTTTTGACCATTGGATGCTTTTAAAATCAAATCTTCATGCCACGTCCAACCTTTTCCCACACCTAACATCTTATTATAAGATTGAAATACTTCGTGAGGCAAACCATATCTAGTTGCTTTTCTAAATACTAAACTACCATGGTTACTATCCATAATGTATTGTTTAGGAAATAGTTTTTCTAAGTTTTTAAAAAACTCTCTAGCAACTTGAAGTTCATGACTAGGTGAGTAAAGCCCAGGGTGAGAATCATGGAAGGATATTGAGTGCCAATCCATTTCATCACCTATGTTCACTACTGTGTCAGGCTTATACTTTTTCTTTATTGCTGTTAAAAAGTCAAGCGTATCTATATGGTGATAGGGTGCGTGTTGATCGCTTATAACAAGTATTGATTTACTTAGCATATATACGCTTTTACAATTATTCGGTGAATAAGTCTACCAACTAAGGTACAACTTTATGCCTCTATTTTAGGCTTTGCTTTAGGTAATATTATTTCTGTTTCTTTACAAACAAATCTTATATAGATTTTATGTTTGTTAATTTCTTCTTTACCAATTTCTTTAGATTTTTTTAAAGACTCAGCATAACCTGCATTTAGACAGTCATATATACTATCATATTTGTCAGGCATTGGATGAGGTGGCATACATTCTCCTGCCATCAGAGAACATATAATCATCAGCAATGTATACTTCATTACAAATGTTTAGTAACTAATACTAATACCTGTCCTAATACACCTAAACCAATTGCAGTAATAATCCATTGAATTCTATCAATGCTTTTCTGTATATGTTTAAGGTGATTATTTTCTATGTTATCTATTCTCTGATTAATAAGATCTATAGATCCATATATTTTAAGAATTTCTTCTCTGTTTTCTGTATGTCTAGACATAATTAAAATAACGTTTCGTAAGGAGACCTTACTAACCCTTTCGTTTTATATTGTGTATAACGTGGTCCTTGGTATCTAGGATGACCACTTTGTCCTAGCACAAAATCTACTGCAGTGTCCCAAGCAAGATCAGCACTTAAGCCATCTCGTTCTAAACCTTCAGCAATATTTTGTGATGCTGTTTGTAGCCAGATTGGTAAGAATCTCTTACCTATTTGACCCCCTATTTTTAAGCCTTTCTCAATAGCTTCATCATCTTTCTTAGTGATGTTTGGACTCCATTTAGTAGTCAAGTATTTCTTATTAGTTAATACTTCTATTGTTACTCTAGGTAATGCTCCAATCTTTTTAAGACCTGTAGATTGTGGAGCTGTTATCCAATGGAAAGGTTCCATTAACTGTTTAGAGAAAGTAAGAACTTCACCATTCCCTAAGTCAATTCTAGTTGGATCTGTATTTTCCAAAATAGAGTGTCCACTAAACGCATAGTTTAATGCTGATCCTGCTGCTGCATATATTACTGCAGCTCTAAGGAAATAATACTGATATAATCTACGTAAGTTTGGATCTTTCTCAAACGCAGGTAATGACTTAGCAATAATTCTAATATTAGATATTGTCCAGTCAGGTGCAAACATAAGTAGCTGCATATATCCTCTAGATCCTGGTCTAAAGGTAGTTTGCATCATACTCTTAAGCCAAGGAGTTTGTATCTTATTAGCTACTGTTGCCCAATCTTGTCCACCAAAAGCATCATTAGCAAACTGTGCTGCTCTTTGTGCTTTTCTATGTATAATAGCTTGAGTGTCTCCTGGTTGTACTGTTTTATTTAATGCTGTAAGAAATGTATTAAGTTTAGCATGAGTAAATACTCTATCCCAAGTAATTCTATCAAACCACTTAAATACTTTTTCAACCTTTTCTGCAGGTGAAACACCAAAGTGTCTTTTCCAAAACTTATCTATAGAAGTTCTTTGTAGTCCACTAAAATTGTAATAAAATCTATCAAAACCTATATCTTCAGGTGTACTTATTTGTACCCCAGATCCTCTAGCAAATTGGACTACATCTTTATAACCATTTCTTTCTAAAATTTCTAAAGCATGAGGAAACTCAGCTCTATACTTAGCAGGGTTATCAATAAAACTTTGTAATTCTTGTTTTGATCTAGGGTTAATTACTCTACCAATAGTTCTTAATTTATGTCCAGCAAAGATCATGCTTTCTACTAAAGCACCAGCATGGAAGAATGAAAATCCTACTGCTAGTCTTTTCATCATTAAGTTAGTAGTAAAGAGTGCAGACATTAATGCTTGTTCGTCTTTAGCATCAAATACCATTCTTAAAGATTTTTCCATACCTCTATGTACGTATGGCATACCAAATTTATTTTCAAAATAAGGATGATCAAACTTAATGTAGTCTTGACCTATAGGTGTTGTTTTAACATTTCTAACAAGTAAAGGTTTACCACCAATATTAGATCTTTCTAAGTTACTTATTAAAGCTCTTGTTGATAATGCTTTGCCTGCAGCATGAGTATATATTTTAATAAGTTCTGTTGGATCTTCATATTCAGGTTTAATTTTATAACCTTTTTGTAATCCTCTATTAATATCTCCAAACATACCTCTTTTTCCAAATTGGAACGTAGGTGATACACCAGTTATAGCTTTATCAAATTCTTTAACAAATTTAAAAGGTTGTTCTGCTGGATTATAATGTTTCCAAAGTAAAGGTAAATAATTAGCTCTTTTAGAACTAAATAAACCTAAACCTTTTTCTCCAAAGGTAGAACCGAAATCATCAAATATTTTTTCAATAGCTTTAGCTGCTTGTAATTCAGCTTTGCTTAATTGATCTGCACTAATAGGTTTAAATTTTGGATTATAAACTTCAGGTGGTCTTAATGTTTTAGGATCTACTTTGGCTCTAGTTATATAATAAAATACTTTAGGTCTTGAATCTATAGCATCAGGAATCATTAACTTAATAGCATTAGATAATTCATGTCCTGAAGAATTAAGTTTAACAGAATTTAATTTCATGGCATCTAAACCAGCTTCTACATTTTCTGCTGCTAGATCCATTTCTTTGGATGTAGTTTTTAATCTTCTAGTTAATAATTTTCCTGCACCATAAACAGCTAAACCTGCTGCAGCTCCTTTAGCAGTTGCTAAAACTTTATCATCATCTGCTGTAAGGAATTGTGCAACTCCTCCGATTGCTGCTAATGAACCTGCTACTTTTAAAGAATTAGCAATAGCCATATCTTTAGCATTTTCATTAAGAGTTCTAAGAGCTGAAGTCATATCTGCTTTTAAAGCATCAAACTTTTCAGGACTTGCAGCATCTTTAGCGTTTACTTTAAGATCTTCTACAATATCATCTATTGATCTATAAATACCATCTTTGTATTCAATCATTTTCTCAGGATTATTTTGGTACTTTTGATAAGTTTTATTCTGAATATTTATTATTCTTTGCTTATTCATATTGGTAGCTTTTTGTATTAAAGCACCAGTACCTGCAAATCCTACTGAGATTAAAGCTCCTGCTGTAGCTCCAATAGTAGTTTCTATTGTAGTTCTTTTAGGATCTAATTTTGCATCCTCAGATAATTGCCATACAGATGAGAATACTAATGGTGTTGCAAGAGTAGCTGTAGCACCTACTTTTAGATCTGACATAGCTTGAGCTTTTTTAGATGCTCTTGCTACTTTAGTTAATTGTAAATTTTTTGCTGATTTAAGTCTAATAGCATTAACAACTCCTCTACCTAATCTATGCCAACCAAGAGGCATAAATAATAACCAAGGATCTGCCATTAACATATTAGCAAGTTCAGCACCAAAGAGTTTGGGATTCTTTTTAATCATATTCCCAACTTCTTTAAAGTCTATAGACATTGGTCCTTCATCTAATAAGTAACCAAATCTTTGAAGTTTTCTTTCAGCTTCTTGATAGATTGGAGTTCCTTTTAAATTAGGATTATTACGTATATATTCTAATGCTTCTTGTGCTTGTTTCTTCTTAGTGTTTCCAGTCATCCATTGATAGAGAGATGCTGGTAAGGATTCTTCCAACATAAGATGATAAGGATTTCTAAGAGACTGAAAAAAACCTGGAGTTTTATCTTGTACTGGATCTTTTAATCCATCAGGTATTTGTCTAATAGGATCTCTTAGTCTTGGATCATTAAGATTAAGATCGTTAGCCATTATCTTCTATTTCTAGGTGGGAATCCTAATTGTCTTGCTTCTGCATCAGATAATTTTTCTCTAAATTTACTTTTCTGACTGCCAAATCTTCTTTTACCTACATTAAATTTAGTAAGTGCTTTTGTTTCAGCTCTTAAACCAAATGCTCTAGCTGTCTTTAATGCTTGAGTTTCTGCTTTAATAACTCTACCTTTAATAGGTCTATTAGAACCTTTGGTAAATAATGTTAAAGATCTTGCTCTAACTCTTTGTAAACTTGTTTTTAATTTTCTATCATGAATAAATCTACCTATTGATTCAGCTTTATCTTGTTTAGCAAATGTAGGAGCATGAAATATTTTATGTTTTGGATTAAACTGTGGAGCATTTAATTTAATATTCCAAGTAAGTTCTGTTGGTATCTTTTCTTGTTTAGGTACACCTTGAGCCTTAAACTTTTTAATTTTTCCACCTTTTGCAGCAAATTGTGCTAAAAGTTTTGCTATTGTCATGTAATTTCCTATTCGAAATATTCTGGAAATCTAGATCTAAGAATCTTTTCAGCTCTAACTCTAGATACTTTTTGTAATTGTGGGTTTGATGCTAATAACATAGCATAAATTTGTGAATCATCATTAGATAGTACGTTACCATCTGATCTAGGTATTATTACTTCTGGTCCTTCTTCTCCTACAACATAAGGTTTACCAGCTTGAACTGGACCTCCTTGTGCTCTTGGTTCTATAGTTTGATGTGATATATCGTAACCTAATATATTTAATCCACCTACTTTATTAATTTCTCCACTATCAATCATTTGTTGAATGATTTTTTTGTATAATCTACTTCCTACTTCAATATTTTTTCCAGAATTTTTAGCTGCTTCTTTCATTGAAGTAACTTTTGCTTGAACTTTAAAAACAATATCTTCAACAGCTTGTTCATATTTTTCAGACTGATTTCCTGGTAATAATCTTCTAAGTTGTGGTGCAGATATATTAAATGATTTACTAAGAATATCTTTAATTTTATCCATTTGTGGTGCAGTAGCTTCTATAACATCACCAGCATTTGCTTTAAGTCTATCTTTATAATGTTCAGATATTTTAGCTGACTTAACAAAATTATCTAAAATACCTTGGTTAATAGTTTTACCATTAGCTGATGATTGCATTAATGCTAAACCTAAAGTAAACGCAGGGTTAGCCATAAGTCCATCCATGCCACCTTTATCTTTCCATGATGCTTTAGCATCAGCAAAAGAAATACCTGTAAGTTTTTCTAATGTACCTATATCTTTTTCATTTATTGGACTATTTCTGTTTTTTAATGCTGCTACTAAACCATGATCAACTTGACCTGTTTCATAACCTGCAACTAATTTTTTTTTTTCATTTTCTGAAAGACTTTTATTTTTAAATTCAGGAAATATTGTATTAATTTTTTCATCTAATTTTTTAGCAGCCCATTTTGTGCTTTTATGAAAAGTTTCAAAACCTTTTTCTAGATGCTTCATGGCTAAAGATGAATGTACACCTGTTCTTTTAGTAGGTCCACCTGTAGCAGGATCAAAAACTTTTTCACCTTGGAAGTATTGTGCACCAGCTTCTTGAGCTTGGTCTATTGCACCACCAGCATATTTTAAACTTTTATCTACAAGACCTGTTTCAGTTCTACGCATAGTCTCTTGACCTGGTTGGACAGATTGTTTTTGACCAAATAATATATCTTTACCTCTATCTTCATAGCGTGAATAATTTCTTTTCCATTCATCCCATGTATCTAATAATCCCATTATAATATTCCTTTATTTAAACTGTTTTCTTTTAGCCAATTATAAAATGGACTTTTATTAACAGCTAATTGTCCTATAGCACTTGTATTGCCTAGTATTGTTTGTTGTTTTGATTTAGCATCAGCAAGAGCTGTACTAAAACTAAATGGATTTGAACCTGTAGTATTAGTATTTCCTAAATTTGTGTACCATTGTGATGCTGAATAAGTTCCTGAAGTTGTTTGTGTATTACTTTGTTCTGAAATTAATCCTGGTGCATCAGGTGCAGCAGTATTCATTAAATCTCTTTCACCAATATCATTACCTCGATGATCGGTAATTTTTCCTGTTCCAGAATTCCAATTCCAACCTTTATTTTTTGCCCATTCACCTATATTTTGACCTGCTCCCCATAAAAAACTTAAAGTTGGAGACCATTTAATTAAGGCAGGAGCATTTTTCATATGCTCTGATAAAGTTAAATCTCTACGTTGTAATTGTCCTGTATTCTCATTAACTTTATATCTTCCTTCTTCAAACTCACCAGTACGATTTCCATCTTTATCAAAAACTTCTTGAGTTAATCCTAGACTTATTGCTTGAGCTTTAGTTAATGCTTTGTTGCCATAATAGTCTAATTTTTGACCATCATCAGTATAACCTCTTTCTATTTCACGATCTGAATAAGGATCACGTGCAGCTATACCTACTGTAGAAGTATCTGCTCTTGGAGATGTGTTAGCTTGTTGAAAACCAGGATCAACTTGTCCTTCTCCATATCCATAACTTGGTCCATCTCCACCACCTGGACTAAATGATCTATCTGATATTTGAGTATCTGCGTGTGTACTTATACCTTTTTCTGTAGAGTATGCTGCTTCTGCTCCAGAAACTTGCATATCTCCACCACCATCAGAACTTGATCCTCCTCCTCCTGACATTTAACTCCTTATATAATTATTGCTATAACTAAAATAACTCCTGCAGCTATCACAACTTTTTTGTGATCTCTCCAGTAGTGTTGTAGTTCGTGTATGATTTTATCCATTATAATAATCCTCCTAATAATCCAAAACCACCACCGATTGCAGCTCCCATGCCTGGCATACCAAACATAGATCCTAATGCAGCTCCAGACATTGCTCCACCTGCAGCCATACCCATAGTATTACCACGTGGTGCTTGTGTTTGTTGTTGTGAAATAGGCATACCAAAACCAATAGGTGCAACAGTATTATAGTATTGTTGCAACGCCATCTGTGGTCCTAATTGTTGTTGTGCTTGTATATCTTCTAATTGTCCTCCAACAGCTGTTAAACTAGGTACTCTTTGTGCTGTTGATAACTGTCTACCTCTTTCTCTTTCTAACTGTTGAAAGGCATAAGGTAATGCTTTGTTAGCAACCTGTCCTGTAACAGTAGCTTGAGAGAGAGGGCTTCCTGGTGTTCTACCAGCTCCACTAAACTGACCAGCAACATTAGAATATATATCAGTAGCAGCTTGTCCTATCAAAGGAGATAAGAAAGGATTAGTGTACTGACCCTGTATAGTGCCTAATATTTGTTGGTTTGCAGCATTAGCAATTTGTTCTTGTGCAGCTAATCCTTGCATAGTTTGTGTTGTTGGAGCAACGTAACCAGCTCCTGCTGGTCCTTGTCCATATATTGTACCAGCTTCAGATAAAATCTGACCTAATGCTGGTTCTGCTGGTCCATAAGGTTGTGTAGTTGTAGTTTGTGTACCACCTCCACCTCCTGAACTTCCTCCTCCAAATGACATATTATTTTTTCTCCTTTTTCTTTTTTTCTAATAGAACATGACTCTCTGTATAACCAAAGGGTTTAAGAATTTTCTTCCACCCTGGTCTTGCTACTAATTCTAGTAGATCACATTTGTTTAGCCACGCAAAATCTTCTATGTGTTTTATTAAATGTTGCCACTTTTCACGATGTCTACCTGTCATAATTTTGATATTAAGACAACGTTGTAATGGTCTTTGTATTATTTCTGTTACTACTAATCCATAATACTTGGATTCCTTTGCAGCATCTTTATCCCATAGGATCCATAACTGCATCTTTTCTTCATTGATCCATTTCTTAATATGGTCTGCTAAAGCATAACCATTGGATCTATTTAAAGAGTTAGCGATGTCTGTTTTTACTACACCCCAAACTTCGTTAACGCTTTTAGTCGGAACGTATATTAATTCGATCATGTTACTGACATATATGATATACCAAAATGAACTGAATCTGAACTACTAACTGTAGCTTTTAAAGCATCAGATGCCTCTAAAACTAGAGGTACTGATAGTATTTCTACTGCTGTATTAGCAGCAAGAGTTTGTGTTTTTAATATTGTATACTCAGCACTAGCTGAATTATCTGCTACATCAAATGATAATGTCGGTGTATTACTTGTATTATTAGTAGCTCTTATAGACTTTATAATCAAAGTCTCATCTGATCCTGCAGTTAATAATGCAGTTTCACTACTTGTTGCTAATGCAACTCCTTTAAATTTGTAACTATTTGCCATATCATTTTGGGTACTTAGCTTTTACAGCTTTTATTGCTTCATAGAAAGCAAAATATTTCTGCTTTAATTCTGCGTTTTCATCAATAGAATGCCAAAGCATATCCAACTGATCCCCAATTTGAGGATAAGCTAGTTTCCTTTTAGCCACATAAGGCTTTGGTTCTGTCTTAACTTCTTTAGCTTTCTTTGCTGCATGAGCTGCTTCATTAGCATCCCATTCAGATTCTTCAGCACTTGTAAAAGGTACTTTTATTCCATTGATTAAATGATGTCTTGCCATGTTTTCTCCTTAGTTAATTCCATATAAACAAATATCTCCAGCATCTATGTTGCCACTATCCATTTTGAATTGTATTTCGTCTATTGCACTTGTGGTATTAAAGTAACCACTAATGTAACCAACTAAACTTTGATTGTCATCTGAAGAAAGATTAGTTGTTGCTATAAAATGCTTTACAAATGTTGTTGATGATGGATTAAATAAATGTAAATAACCAGATGCAGATTGATCATTATCATTACCAAAATCAAAAGTAACAGCTTGGAAACTTGTGCTTTGTGCTAAATCATAAGCTGTCATATAACCAAGAGCTGTTTCACTATCATCTTCAGCATGTCTTGCTCTAAATGCAGTTGAGGTAATAGTTTCATTGTATCCTGAACCTCCAGCAGCATTTCCTTGAAAAGTTAAACGCTTTCCATCTGTTTGACCATGAATATTATTAAAAGTAAACAAGTATTCCTTGTAAGTATCATCAAGAACAACATCGCTTGTTCCATCAACAAAGGATATAGTTGCAGATGATGAGGCAGTTTGTTTTTTAATAAACCTCATTTCTCCTAAAGCTGATATGCTTCCAAAGGTTGTCGCTGATCTTACACCTCTATTATTTAATTTAACTATGCTCATTAACTATCCTTAATTCCATAGAGTTTGATTGTGCCACTATCTATGTTGCCTGAAAGCATTTTAAACTGAACTCTTGTAAGAGCTGTTGTTGTATTAAAATATCCTGCTGCGTAAAAATCAGCAGCATAATCACTAGCATGAGAAGCACTTGATCTGCATATAAAATGCTTAACAAAAGTAGATGATGATGGATTAAATATATGCAAATATCCACTAGCAGCTTGGTCATTGTCGTTTCCAACAGTTCCACCAGCAGTTAGTTTTTGAAATGCTGTGCCTTGTGCCTGATCTTCTCCTGTTACATAGCCAAGTCCAGCATCACTACCTGCTTCGTCTGCATAAGCTCTAAAAGTTGAAGAAGTACAAGCTATATTATAGCTAGTATTAGTTCCTGTATCTACCTGAAATGCAAATTGTGTATTATTAGTTGCTGGATGAATATTTATAAATTTAAAAACATAAATTGGATAGGTGCTATCAAAAACTACATCTGATGTTCCATTAAGAAAATCAATAGTAGAACTTGATGATGCTGTTTGTTCTTTAATTAAAGTCATAGCACCAGTAGGTAAGCTAGAAGCTGCTGTAATAGCACTTAAACTATTGTTGTTGTATTTAACTAATGCCATATAATTTTATAACTCCACTATCTATATTGCCTGATGACATTTTAAATTGTATTTCGGTTATTGCTGAAGTCGTATTAATGTAACCAGCATGAAACCTGTGAATAGTAAAATCTGAATTTTGTGCAACATTACTTTCTGCCATAAAATGCTTAACAAAAGTTGTGCTGCTAGGTGCAAAAAGATGTAAAGTTCCATTCATATTTTGATCGGCATCATTTCCTAAAGTGTTTGATATAAATTGAAAAGCTGTACCTTGTGCTTGATCTTCTGCTGCGTCATAACCTACTGCTGTAGTATCTCCAGCCTCATTATGATGTGCACCAAAAGCTGTGCTTGTAATAGTTTCATTATATCCTGAACCTCCACTAGCATTTGCTTGGAATGAAAATCTTTCTCCATCAGCAGATGGATGAATATCATAAAACTTAAAAACATACTCATCATAGGTATCATCAATATTACTTGTAAAAGAAATTGTAGCTGAACTTGATGCAGTCTGCGTTTCTAATAAAGTCATAGCACCACCAGAAATTGCTGATGGTAAAGCTGTAATCGCAGTCAAGGATTGATTATTGGCTACTTTGATTGCCATTGATTACTCCTTTGGATATTTGTCTTTAGTTACTTTAATAGTAGCTTTCCAACCATCAATTCCATTGTGATAGATGTCGTCTAATTGATCTTCAATAGTTGGATATTCGTTTTCTCTTTTATATTTATATTCATTTGGATCAACCCAAGCATTTACATCTGTCCAATTAATATTTACTTCATCTCCATTAACATCTGTTGCAACTATAGTTTCTTGTGTATCGCCACTTATATTTATTACCGATACATGAATTGCTCTTATTGCTTTATGTAAATCTGCCATTATGCTAATACCTCCATCAAAGTTATTGTTGATGCTGTGTTTCCACCATTTGCGTCAATAGTTGCTGGTCTGCCTATATAAGCAGTACCACCTTCTGTCCACCATTGTACTTGATAAGTAACTTCTGATGTTGAAGATGGAGAATCTAAATAATTCATATTGTTTGACATTAATGAATAACCAGCTCTAATATGTGTAGCTGTCATCGCTGTTTCATGTCCAGTAGCCGCATCTCCTATATATGATGCAGTATTTCCACCAGTAAGTTTAAAGTGAACTCTATAATATTGATTTGTATGACTGGTTGTTAAACTAACTAAAATAAGTATTTTACTTGATGTTGCTGATGGTGTTATAGCTGCAACTACTCCTGTTAAATTTGTTGCTGTAGTAGATGTTGTACTAACAGTAGAAGTTAAAGTTGTACTAACAACTTGTCCAATTTTTCCTCCACCTTTAATTAAACTGTAATCAATTCTTTTTAAAGTTCCAGCATCTGAAACCAAGAACTCATCAGTATCTGCTGGTGTACTTGCTAAAGCAGTTTCTCCAGAAATAATGTCTTGTGCTAATTTTGCATTGGTTACAGTTCCATCGCTTGGTGTTCCAAGATCAAGAACATTACCTAACAAGATTACAAAGTCTATTACATCACCTGTTGCTAAGTTTGATGCAAAAGTAAGCGTTGAACCAGATACTGTAAATGAAGTTACTGGTGATTGTAAAATTCCATTAAGTGAAACCAACATATGATTTGCACTTTCAGGAACTACATTTGTTGAGCTTACTTGTAATGTGTATGCTGCTTGTCCATTAACAACAGTAATTGCATCACACTTTTGAAAGTTTCCTACTATTGGTTCTTTTCCTATATATGCCATAAATTATTCTCCTGGTTTTGTTGGAAATTCTTTTGCGTTTATTTTTTCAACAGTATCTAATCCAGATGGTAAATCTCTTAATGCAGTTCTATAAGTTTTCCAATCATCACTCATAGTTACATCGGAGTTAGCCATCCAATCAGTTGCTTTTAGTAGATTGTTTCTTCGTTGTCTTAAATCTTCTAAAGCTCTATTTAAAGCACCATTATTCCAATTAGTATCTTTTGTATTTAATGCAGTTATTTCTTCAGCTGTTAATTCAACTCTAACTCCATTTTTTATTCTATGTGTATATGTCATTATTGATTAATCCCAAATAAAGTAAATTTTCCAGTAGCAATATTCCCACTAGACATTGTAAATCTAACGCAGTCTGCTGCTGATAATATGTTACCAGCAACTCTAGTAGCAAAAATTCTATTGGCGTATGAATAAACATTGCAATAAATATCATAGATACCATCGTTACTACCTTGTCCAAGTTCAGTAAAATATGCTCTCAGCATTCCACCTTTACCTTCGTTAGCGTCATTATTTAAGTTAGAATTTATATTTTGATCTGCTGTTGAATTATCTAAAGAACTAACAGCAGACATTCCACCACCTTCACTATCATCACCAGCATCATTATTATAATCATAAGCAAAAACAGAAGTTTTGTTTGCAGCATAAGTTGAACCATCTGTTCCAAAATTTACTTCAAAAGAAACATTATCTGTAGCTGGTCTAATGTTGCTTCCTATTATGCAATACATGGAATAAGTTGAAGCTATGTCATCAAAATCTACTGATGATGAAGAACTTGCTGTTACTGTTGATCCTATTTTAACCCAACCTGGAGATGCTTTAATATGCGAATAATCCATTCGTTTTAAAGTACCAGCGTCAGATATTAATAATTCATCTGTGTCTGCTGGTTCTGCACCTAAAGCTGTATCTGCTGAAATTATATCTTGTGCTAGTTTAGCATTTGTAATTATTCCATCTGCTACATCAGAACTTGTTAAAGGTGCTGCTGTAGG